CTGAACCCTTGGGGGATGGTAAAACCGCCCTGCGCATCCGTAGTGGTCTGCGGGTCAGTGCCCCGCTTTTCCATCAGGATCTGCTGCTCACTTGCATTGAGGGAGGTAGCGCCCCAACGGAGGTACTTGCTGAAGATGCTGCGGTATTGCTTATCCTTGTCTTCAGGGCTAAGCTGCTTGGTAGCCTGTTCTGCTTCGCCACGATGCGCACGCTGCTCGATCTGCTCTTTTTGCAGTTCTTCAACGCGCTGCTGGCGGTCGAGCTTCCGGGTAAGCGCCTGATAATCCTCGTCAAACTTCATGAAGCGGGCATCCTCCTCTTTGTTGAGGTCCCGGCTCTGCTTCTCTGCGCTGTTGACAATATCGCGCATCTGTTCCTTGATCCATGCACGGCCTTCGCGCAGTTCCTGTGCGCTCGCCTGGCCATTGAGCAATTGCTCTGTACTTTTCATAGCTTTGATTTTTGCTATTCAAAAAAATAGGGTTATTCGTCACCTTCCGGCAACTCGATAATACGCAGCTTCCGCCCTGCCAGGCTGGCCCGCGTTTTTTCTTTCTGTTCTTCTGTTTGCGCTGTGCGCTTTTCAATGCTCCGAGCGCTCGCCTCTGTCTGTGTGTAAGCAGGGAAGGTGACAGGCGAAATATCGAATACTTCACCAATGCGCTTCAATGTGCGCACCGGGTACTCTCCTGATTCATCCCATTCGTCTTCCATCAATGTGAACCCGAAGGAGCTTTGCGTCACATCGCCGCGCTTCATTGGTTCAATAACCAAGTCCCTGACAAGCTGTGTATCAGGAGGGGTAATAGTGTAGCGAAGCCCTCGCTCGTCAATTTCTAGCTGTAGGGTGTTGTTCGTAGTCCTGCCAAGCACAAAGTTAGGGTCGTGGTTGAACAGTGCCCGGACATCGGAAATATCAGCATCAGCAAAAGCCTGACGGTCAATCCGCTCGACAAAGCTGCCCATCAGGAGTTCTGAGTCTGAATCAAAAACAGCAGCATAGCCCCTGATCTGAGGCTTCCCGGTTTTCATATCCATGCGCAGCTCTGCGTTATATGTCCGGCGTTCGGTGCCTGTAGTCTGCTGCACCTTATCAGCTGGCTTGAATCGGTATTCCACTTCGATAGTTTTTGCGCTGCGGAAGTCGCTTGCCATCTCTTTCGTAAGAGCAGTGAAGCGATGTGCAACGATTAGTACAGGGTCGCGCTCTACGAATAGCCCGCTTTCTTCGTCAAGCTCATAGACGCTGATTAGNGCAGCAGGGTCATCAGGNGTGCCGGTGACTTCAAAGCCGCTATCGGCAACAACAGTGCCATCAGGCTCGATCTGTGTGACCTGCCCGTAAGCACGCCCTCCGGAGTTATTCCAGCTGACGTAATCGCCTACAGATAGCTCGTCAGGCTCTGCACGCTTTTTCTTTTTCTTGCCCTTGTAGGCGTTCATCTCCATATCGTCCATATCATCTTCAGCGTCCTCGATATCGGGCTTTGCAAAGGTGATAGTGATGTAGTCGTCATCCTCCTGAATGCCGACGATATGCCTTGTTATTTTAAGATTATCCATAGCCCTTTCAGATTCAGGGAGGTTGTCAATTATTGTTTCTGTCCATCGTAGCATCGGGTCGCCGCCCCATGCAGCATACATTACCGAGCCACAGATTTCATTACCGTCAGCGTCCGTAAAACTGCCTTGGTCGTACACTTTTGAGCGGGATAAAAAGCTATAGGTTCGCTTTACGGTTTCAACGCTAATCACTTCCCTATTCGCTAATTGATTAGCCCGCATCCAGCCTACTGCCGTGCCGCAATCACTGCCGTTTTCGTCACGGTGCCGTAATGCCCGCCGTGCCTGCTCGCTTGCCGCCTTAGGGTAGTCATCATACGGCATCTCCATCGCTATTTTGTGCCGGTTGCTGCGGCTGGTCAATCGTTGTCATATTGAGCTGGATAAAGTGCTTATCGCCGCCCTCTACCGGGTTAAGCTTCTCTGTTTTGCGCACTTCGTTGATGCTCATCCATCCGTTCTGGATTGCTTTGTTGTAGTATTCAGCCCGTGCCTCAGTATCTGCCCGCATGAAAGCATCCATGTTCAGGCGAACCTTGAAGCGCCCGCGCTCGTACTGGCTGAATACCTTACGGTTGTACTCCTGCTCCCACCGCTTTACCCACGGGCGGATAGTGTACTTTGCAAATTCAAGGCTCAACTGCTCGATGTTGTTGAANGTTGCCCGGTCGAGTGCTTGNAGCATGTGCATNGGCACGCCGGTGATGCGTGCAATATCCTCAACGTTGAATTTCTGAGTAGGGATAAGCCCTGCATCTTGAGGGCCCATGTTCAAAGGCACAAATTCGCTGCCCTGGTCGAGTATTGCTGTTTTGCCGCTGTTCTCTGCGCCTCCGTAGTTGGCATTTCCAGCCCCGTTTTACCCGGTCAAAGCCCTCTTCATTTAGTTTTTGTGGGGTATTTAATATAGCCGTTCAGGTGTGCGCCGTTCTTGAAGAAGTTAGCGCCAAAATCACGCGCTGCAAGCCCTGTGCCTAGATTGTCTTTGTGTACGTCAATAGTGTTCAGCCCTGCAATGCCATTCATGCTGAATCCGGGGATATGGATAATCTCCTTCAGCNTTGAATGTTTGAACTTTGTTTTTGTGCCTAAAGGTGTAGTACATCAGCCCCTCATCGCTAACGAAAATATCAATGTGCCGGGCATCAAGGATAGTNAACTTGCGGGGCCTGCCGTCATCGTCCCGGTGAATGCGTGCATAGGCGTTGCCGAACATACAAGCGTGCACCATCATGGTATGCCGAAAGGTGAAGGAGGTGTAAAGCTGGCTTGGTTCTGCATCAATCAGGTAGGCGATAGGGTGCTGCCGATTGATGTTGATATTGCCCTCATCGTCAATCTCCAACACTTCAAAAGGCAGCCCTGCGATAGACTCAGCAAGGATGGACACGGCACGCCAAAAGGCGGTGACTGTGATGGCGTTCTCCGGTGATACGTCAACACCTGCTTTGCTCGCTTTGCCGAAAATCGCTGTTAGCCAGCTTGCAGGGTTGGACAGGCTAGTGCCCGGCCGTTCGGGGCTACTCCTGAAAATTCGAGGGATAGATATGCCTAATACTTTCGCCATACGTGCGAAAATTGCAGGTTTTTAGGCNTACTGCCCTGAACTTTTGGTGTATATTTTGTATTTTGGTGNGGTGAAANCCTTGCGCGGTAGTGTAGCTGGCAACACGCAGGACTCATGATCCTGAACCGGAGGTTCAAATCCTCCCTGCGCAACTAAACACATAAAATGAGCAAACAAAAACAGTCATCAAAAGCAAGTCAAAAGCAAATGCGGAGCGCCTTGCTGAAAAATTAGTCAATTTTCGTACCTTTAGCGAGGAAGAAGTAAAAGCCTTGATTGTGCGAGCGTATCAGACAGGGTGGCGCGATAGCCTTATTGATGTCATCACAGAGGAATAATTGTTAGTTGTTTCATACCTACTTTTGAGGCTCCCGGTGAATACCAGGGAGCCTTTTTTGTATCGTATCGCGAACCCAAATCCGGTACTGATTCCTAAAGCTGTCATAATTCGCATACCTTCGCGCCATGCCGTATTTTTCAAGCTCTGCTTCTGCAAGCTCGTAGGCTTCCCGGAATCGCTCAACATCCTGACCCATGCGCTGAACGAGCTTAAAGAAGCCTACCCGGTGCGTTGCATCAATCAATTCGATAGGCACACTAACTGTCATTTGCTTATCCTCCATCACACAAAAAGTAAGTCATTATTGTTGTAGAAACTGCCTGCATCGGTTTCTAAGTCCATCGCTTCTGCCCTTGCCATAACCATAGCGACAACGCCGTCAATCTTTTCGCTAGACTTATCTTTGTCGGGCTTGATGTTGCCTGCCGGGTCGTGCTTCAAATCAACGTTTGACATCATCCAAGCCATCACAGGATTGCCATCGTGCCTGACGTTCTGCTGTAGTATCTCTGTCTCTAGCTGCTTAGTAGGTGCTGACAACGAAGCGAAGCCCTGCCCAATCTTGCGCATATTGATGCCCTCATCAAGCAGGTCGATTACTAGCTGTGAACTGTTCCATCTGTCATAGGCGATGCTCTCCACCTGAAAGTCCTCACAGTCTTGCTTAATCTGCTCTTTGATGTAGCCGTAATCCGTCACATTGCCTGGCGTTACCGTTATCCAATAATCTGCTGCCCATTGCCGGTAAGGGATAGCGTCATTGCGCTCTCGCTCTGTTGCCTGGTCTTCCGGGCACCACATATTCCAGATCATCACAGGCTCAGCCAGCCCCTCTTGGACCGGGAAGTAGTAGCACAGCGCTGTAATGTCCCGCGTGCTTGCAAGGTCAAGCCCTCCATAGCATCTTTTGCCCTTTAGTGCTTCATAATCCACGTCTGTCTCGCAATCTTTCCAATCCTCAGCCTTAATCCATGTAGCTGAGCTTGTCATCCACATATTTAGGTTCTTTGTCTTAAAATTGATAATCTTGCTTTGCCCCTGCGTTTTCGCTTTTGCATACTCTGCGAATAAGAAGTCCTCTAAGGTGTCAATATAGGGCAGTGCCGGATTTGCTTTTATCCAATTATTGCTATCCTCCCAGTCATCATCTTCATCAAGGTCGAAGATCATTGCAAAGATGTTGTCATTCTCTTTTACGCCGTCCAATATCTGCTTGCAGGACTTTTCAAACAGTGCGCACGGGCTTTGAGGGTTGAAGCCTGCTGTAGTGATAAACCACATCATAGGGTTAGAGCGTGAGCCCATACCGGATTCGATAACGTTTACCATGCCNTCATTTTTGTGGGCGTGGTATTCGTCACATAGGCCGTAATGCGGGCTAAGACCATCCTCTGTGTCGCTATCTGCCCCTAAGTAAGCGACAAAACCTGTCCCTTTTTGGGTGTAAATCCTGTATTTTGACGTATCGCAGAACCGGGCGAACCGGCTGCTGTCATTACGGAGCTGCAAAACCATCTCCTTTTGCCTGTCCCATCCGATCTTCGCTTGGTCTTTTTTC